CCAAGCGCCCGTGGCTGTGTCTACAGTGGCAGGTGGCGCGCCCGCGACCGCCTGGCCGTGCGGGGTCACCCCGGGCTGATCCGGCGGCCCCCAAGGCAGTTGCGTGGCCCAGGGCGGCAACGATCCGGGCCCCCCGCTGACGCCCGGAGGCAGCGAGCCGGGACCCCCACTGACGCCGGGCGGCAGGCCCTGAGACGGATGACCGGGCGACCCGCCGCCCCAGATGCCGGGCGGCGAACCGGGAGGAATGACCGGTCCACCGCCAATGCCGGGCGGCAAACCCTGGCTCGGATAGGGCGGCTGTCCCGGCAGGCCCTGGCTCGGATAGGGCGGCTGCCCCGGCAGGCCCTGGCTCGGATAGGGCGGCAGCGATCCGGGACCGCCACTGATGCCAGGGGGAAGTTCGTGACCGGGAATTCCGATGGGAAACGCTTGCATCAAATACCAACCCATAGGGCTTTTCTCCTTTTCGGTTGACGTGCGCGCAGGGCTGCTTAACTGGGTGTGGAAAGGGCGCGTGGGAGCCGGCGGCCGATGAGTTGGTGAAGACGCCGGCAAATCCTCCGAAGACCGCACAAAGTCCGCAAGAGGAGGAAGCCGGCCCCCACGCGGCTACGGGCGGTAGCGCAAGCGGCCGGACTCTACAAGTGCTAGGGGCTTAGCGGTCACGGCCGTTTCCTCCCGCATGATGCAGGGCGACGGAGCCTGGCGGGGCCGGCGTCATGTTTTGCGCCTCTTTGCGGGACAGTGGCACAACTACGCAAGTCTTTGGCCGTATTGCGCAAGCGGTCCTCCCGGCAGGTCGCTAATTCTAGGGCGGCGCAAATCCCGCGCCCCGATCGGAGCCGCAACCCGTGACCGCCCGCCTAGTCAGCATCGATAAGCTAAGCAACGAGCAACGCGCCGCCTTAGCCGCCGCGTCCCGTAAGGCTCGCCCCAACACCGAGAAGCGGCGCGACTTCGCCGCTCTCAAGCAGGCGTTGCGCAACGCAAGGAGCGCCGCCCGATGACCGCAACTACAGAGCCACTTCTAAAAAGCCTTGTGGGTATCCCCTCCACCCATGATTATGCTGGTATCTATCAAATTGCTTTAATGGGCACGACCCGCTCTTATATTGGACGCTCCCTTAGCGCCGGTGAGCGCCTCCGCGACCATGCGGTCCAGCTTACAAAACGTCGCCATCAAAATCACAAACTCCAATCCGCCTGGAATGAATACGGCGAAGATCGATTTTCCTACAAGCTATTGGAAAAGGTCGGCGGCAAAAAGATTGTCGCGCGAGAGCAGTTCTGGATTGACCATTTCCAATCAGCATTGGTTGGCTTCAACATTGCCCAAGTGGCAGGCCCCCTTCAAATAGACTCAGAGGTCAAGCTCTACCGAAACGCCAAGCAAGACGTCAAATACGCTTTACGCCAAGCGCAATTCTCTCGTTCAGCGATAGAGCAGGATCGGCGCTTGCTGGGTAAGACGGAATGCCAAAACCTTTACTGCGATATCGCTAACTGCATCTGGACTAATTATCATGCCGTCACTTTATTAAACCAAGTTCCGGCAGGGATGGTCGACGGCACCATTCGCGAGTGCCTAGATATCGCCTTGCTGACCACAAATGAAATGATCGAGATATACCACCGCGGGACCGGCGAGACACCATTTCTGCCACACGTAGTCGCTGACCCGAAGACTTTTTCGCTGCAGAGTATGCCGCTATCGCTAGAATATAATCGCCTCAGCAAATTGAGAGTCGACCTCGCTGCATTAGACCAACCTTGGAAACCGGCCGATGTGTTTAAGCGAGTTGGACCGCGCGCATGGTACGATATGGTCTGCGCTCATTCCGGCATGGGACTATCTGCTGCTCCCGGTATCACTCTGTCTTCTGTAAGATAGAGAATTGAGCATCTACAATTGCACAGCTCTTCCGGCCCGGCCCCGAGCGACCCGTCACCGGGCCGCATCATGAGACTATTACCGACTTTGAAAGGTTCATCGTACGGTTTTGTCTGCCCATCTACGTTCTTGTGCGACTTCCGCACGCGCAAATCACCGGCCGTCCACCATTGCTTCGTCCTAACCGTAATAGTTTTATACTTCAGCGTCTCGTCAATAGCCGCCAGTGCGGCTTGATGCGTTTCCGTCCTGGCAATTGTTGCGGCGCGGGTTCGGCCGATCTCCGGCGCCTGTTGGTTAAGCTCGCGCGCGATGGCCTCGGAGCTCTTGCCGTCCTGCACCATGCCCATCACGATCCCGCGCACGAATTCACGCAGCGTCTCCGAGATTTCGACAATTTTGCGGCCGGCCTCCGCCTTGAGGTAGCGCAGCTGCTCGTCCATAAAATCGCCGGCTGACCCCTCTTCCGCCTTGCGCTCGACGAGCTGTGCGCCAACCGCGCGGAACTGGTCCCGATAGATGCGCCGATAGGTCTTGAACAGGAGCGGCCCGCCGCGTTCCACGATGTAGACCTCGGCCGCCACCGCATTGCGATTGACTTGAAGCCGCACACCAGCAGTGAGAATGCCGGCCATCGGGACGTACAGCCGCTGCTCCTCGCGGTCCAAATAGGCTTGGAAATGGTCGTCGTCGGAAACGTTGAGCAGCACGGCCGGCGCTATGCGTAGGTGCAGACGATGGCTTGCACGCGCCGGAGCAGCTCGTCGGCTTCCGGGGTCAATTCGGCTTCGCCGCGGTTGATCGGACCCCAATGGTCGCACCGGAGGCGCAGGCCAAGCGCCGTGACCAGTACGGCAAACGCCGGCGCGTATTTCGCCAGAAACTGATAGCGCGCGCCGTCGCCGCTGCCGTAATGCTCCAAGCCATCCGCATTCGGCACCAGCCCTTCGCCGAACACCGGCAACCAGCCGTTCGGATCGAGCCAATAAGAACGCAGCAGCTCGTCCATGAACTCGTCGCTGCAGGTGTTGATATTCCACGAGGTCTGAAACAAGCCGGCCTCGGCGGTGCCGCTTTCGACATTCTCCGCCGTCATGTCGCGGCCCTCGTAATACTTGCCGCTGCTCTCGCGCATGCCCAGGCCAATCATTAGCACGAACAGGTGCCGCAAGGTCGTGAGGCCGGTCGCGCTATTGTCCATCTTGAGCGCCGCGAACTCGGCCTCGTAGACCACGAGCGCGTCGTCCTCGTCGCCGGCCGGCGCCTTGGCAAGCTCGCGGACGAAGCCGTCGCCATCGTTGTACATCCGCACGAGGAGGGCGAAGGTCAGCGCCATGCCGTTGATGTAGCCGGCCGGCGCGATGCCGCGGTCGTCCCAACTGTAGTGGAACAGGGGCGCGCCATGTATCTCCGCGAGGATGGACGCCTGCAAGGCGGGCTCCAAGCGGGGAACCGCTTTGCTCTTGCGGCGGTCCAATTGGTGGAGCTCTTCCCAGGTCATTTCGTCAACGACGCCGGTGGCTTCGAGCCCCGCCGCCGCTTGGAACGCCTGCACCGCAGCATCGGTCATCGGGCCGAAGTCGCCATCCTCCGGGATGCCAAGGATGCGCTGCACTGTCTTGACGTCATCGCCCTCGTCGCCAGCCTCAATCGTGCGCATAATAATTATCGTCCTCCGCTTTAGCCGGGCTCATTGGCCATCTGGTCCGCAACGCTGCCGGCGCCGCTCTCGACCTGCAGGCGCTTGATACGCAATTCCTCCAGCAGCACGGGAACGTCCGCCTCCTCGTCGTCATATGGCGGGAAGCCGAGGAGGGCGCGCTGCTCGTTGAGCGTCAGCATAGTCGCCTTTACCGCCGTATCGACAAGCTGCAGGCGCGAGGCCGCCATCGAGGGGATCGCCGCCGTATTCGGCTTAATCATCGCCGTGCGCTCGCCGGTGCCCGGGTCGTCCATGAAAGCGTCATTCAGCGAGCTCACATAGAGATTGACGTAGCCCGGCAGCACGGTGTCGGTGAGCAGGCCGACGCGGGCAAGCGCGAGGTTGTTGTAAGTGTCGGTCCCCGGCAGGCCGACGAGCTGCGTCGGCACTCCGAACGTCATGCAAACATCGCGCGCCAGGCTGTCCTTGATCTCGACCGAGAGCGCGGTCGCGGGGTCTTCCGACAGGCGCGTCATCTGCCACTTGGCATTGGCGGTGACCAGCATGCCGCCGCTCTCGGCCGCGCCGGTGCGAAAGCGCTGCACCTCGCTCTTGACGTCCTTAACCACCTGCTTGCCGAGCTCGGCCTCGGTCGAGAGAACCCCGGTGATATTGGAGGCGTTCGAGACGATGTCGTAGCAGCGCTGCAGGATGCGGGTAAAAGTCTCGGCCGGCGGCACCGCAACCGAAGCCGGCGACTTGTCCGACGCATGATTGAGCACCGGCCGCCGGATGAAGATCATGTCAGAGTCG